GCAAAGGGACACTATGGAGTTCCCCTTCCATTTCCATATCAAGGGATGAAACTCAATGTGTTGCCGAACACAGATAATGTGTTTGAGATTGAAGGCTCTATAGATGAAGTCAGACAATTCTGGAAGAGCAAAAAGTCCCCATATGGTGTTTCTAGCTCTGAAGAAGAATTGAACAGGGAAATGGAGTGGCTAGGGAGGCCTTCGAGTGACATTCCAGATGACGACATACTGAGAATGTTGATAGACGTGAGCGGTGGCCAAGGTGGTCTGGGCAATTTTGTGAGACAAGCAATGAACAATTCCCTGAATCATGTTTCCAACAAGCTTATGAATATCTATTATGACATGTCTCAGACAGCCAACTTGATATCCCATTCAAAAAAGAAGAGGAAGCATATCACAAAGAGAGGAGGATTGAAGTCAAACAAATGGACACTGTCCATAGAACCGATAGAAGGTAAAATGGGTGTGGTTATGTGCTCCATTCCTAAGAGAGATGCTAGGGACAGCACTTACTGTGTGGCAGGAGTTTTCTGTAAGGAGTCAGAAGGAAGCCTAAACATAAGAAACACTTATTGGAACCAAACACAGTGGCTGAACACCAGTGTTTCCACTAGAAACTGGGACACAACAGTTTTTGCCAGGTACATCTCTCTTGCAACTATGATATACGATAGCACCATGGTTAATCATGCCACATTCAATGACACTGATGAGGTCGTAGGGCAGGGCATGCTTCTCTGCATCAACAATGCAAATTTTGCTCAAGTCTCAGAGCAAGTGAGGTACCTGTTTGTCAACACCACTGGTATAGGAGAGCCATGTGAGAAGCTCTTTGAAAAGATGAAGTGGTATACTCCCAAGTATGCTCTTGAAGCTATATATTTCAACAGAATGCTCAAGATGTCATGGCTCCTAGAGGTGGTCAAGAACAATGCTGCCCAGGAAGCTCTGTTAGGTTCAGGTGTGACCAAAGACACTCTGCATTATTCCAGATTTGAAACCTTAGAGTGGCAAGTTGCACTGCCCCACCAGAGAAGAATTCTGTCACAGCAGCAGTCAGTGTACAATGGGTTCTACATTTGCAGGTACTTTTCTGTCAACAGGTACAACAAACTTCTTGCTCAAGCACTGGTGGTTGAGAAGGTTTTGGACATGAGAGAGGCTAAACTGAAAACTATTGGAAAGGATTATGCTAGTTTGAGAGAAAGATTAAAAGCTGATCCACTAAAGTGCTTCATGGAGGTTGTTCTCTCAGACCCAACAGATGGCCAGTTCAATCCTTGCCTTTTCACAGCAGCATGGGCAGCCTGCTTGAGAATGTTCTCAGTTAAAGAGTCTCCCACTGTTCTTGAGGCTTCAAGGAAATACGGGTTAAACAGGTCACTTGCGAGTCCTATGCTGGATGACATCATGAACACCAGAGCAAGCATGACCACCAACTTGAGAACAGGCATCTGTGAGTATAAAGAAGAAAAGAAAAGGGTGAAGGATAAGAAATCTGGGAAAACATTCAATAGGGTCACTAGGAATCCTCAGTCGAGTGTGTGCTACAAAACAACCATGGATTTGGCTCACAATGTTCATTACAATGTTCGCTTTGATGACCCCTACAGCAACAAGAGTTCATTGTGCAAGAACACTGAAGTCTCTGTGAGATTGGATGTGTTCGACAAGACTTGCCAACAGCTCTATCTTAATGTCATGCTAGCTTTGGAGCAGGGTCAAACCATGTGGTCCAGGATGGTTCACAAAGATCAGATAGGTGTCCGAGAAATATCAGTTATGAATGCTGTTGCAAGAGGTGGTGCATTCTTGACAGAAAATTGCTCGAGAAGAATAAGGGACTATGAGCATGAGAATGGACATCAGAATGATCTCATCGAAATAGAGAAAAAGGACAGCATCATTGTGAGGCAGTTCAAGAAGTCTGTGAAAACTCTGGGTCCTGATGAAAGAATAATTTTTGATTCTGCTGACTGCTCGAAATGGGGCCCTGGCCACTCTCTTCAGTGCTTCTATGTTGCTCAAGCCATGAGGTGTGATGATAAAACAACAAGGGATGCCATCTTCACCTTTCTGGTTTCCTTCAGTCGCAGAGGATTCAAGCTTCCTGATGCACTTTATGCTGAACTGCAATCTGGCACTGACAGGAAGGGAAAGGTTGCTGAAGTCATAAATCGTCTCAAAACTGTGTCACGTGATGTCTATGACCCATCTTTGTTCTCCACCATGACACACGAAGGGATGCATCAGGGTCTTCTTGGTGTTACTAGTTCTGTGGTTGGGACAGATGCTCAGCATGCGGCTAAGGTCATATCAGAAATAATTCACAAGGACAAGTCTCTGACCGTGGACTTTGTGATAACCTCTGACGACTACAATAGGAACATCAAGTGGTCTGACAGCATAACAAAAGTCCCAGTCAGAAAATTGGCAGCTTCTGTAGCACACATTTGCACAAGAGTTGGCTTATCTCTTTCCATACTTCGGAATTTTTGGAAGTCGACACTGAATCTTTATGTGTCAGAGATGAACTCTATATTCATGACCAAGCAAGGCATATACAAACCAGATGTCAAAAGCAGACTTTCTTTCATAGATTTCAGAGACGGCTATAATCCCTCTCAGAACTTCAGCAGTTGCATTGATCAAGGCCTTGCGTATCTCAGAAATGAAGGCTCAGTGGTCGGAGCTCACTGGGTGTCTCTTCTTAACATCTACTTGTGCATGTGGCAACATCAAGGGAAGAATGCTTTCAGGAAATTGGGTAGAGCAGCAACACAGATTCCTCTTGAATTTGGAGGCATCCCTAGTAATGACTTGGTGCTCTGTCTGTCTGTTGGTGTCATAGGTGCAATAAAAGGAAACTATCAAACTCCGTCAGAGCCAGGTTACAGAAGTGCAATACAGAACATTATGGAGCACAATCAAGTTTATTATGAAGCACCTGAACCTGAGGAAGAGCACATGGTCAAGACAGTTTCGCTCAGCCCTATCATGAGATTTGACTTCCGCCCAAAGAGAGAAGCTAGAGGTATAACAGAATTCCTTAGGTCCTTGCCAGAAGAGAAATTCCTCCCTTTGTTCACAGATGCAGGCCGTATAAGTGTTCAGAGACTCTTATTGACAAGCATGCAGAGAGAACTTTCGGCTGAATATGCAGAAGGATCTGAGAACAAACTCACAATTCCTCAAGTCCCAGCAGACCTAAAGTGTTTCTTTAGTAGCTCTCCCTTGTTGAAGCGTCTTGGTGTGTCTGGGAAACTCAGTAGGAAGGAACTGCACCAACTTGCAGAAAAGTGGCCATTGCACACGACCAGCACAGTCCAGAATGAATTTGTTGACACAATGGCTTCCTCATTGACCTCTCTTGAGAATCAAAACACGACTGTGGTCAAAGCCATGAAAATAACAGCAGTTGTGCCTCGGAATAAGAAAGCTGTGAAGAGGAAGATACTCAAGACCCTTGTGCCTTGGGGCTTTGTGGTTGACGAAATGGAGAGGTTCGACAGGCAGAACAGGCCAATCATTGCTGGCGGGACTTCAGACAAACCCTTACTGGACTACATACTCCAAAGAAACACCATGCAGCACAGGTTAGAATCAATGGTTGAAGTCAAAAATAATCTTTGGTTGAACCTAGATAAAGTCAACACTCTTGACAGGCATGTGGCACAGCTCGTCTGCTTGTCCAACATAATTGAAGGAGGAAGGGCAGATATAATGAACCTGACTAAGGGCCACATAATGAATAATGACGAAACAAGCTGGAGACTCTACTCTGATCAGTCATCACTGTCTCTTGTTCCCAGTGGCAGAGGTAGGGACATAAGCTTTGGTGATCCGAGTGCATTCCATTTATTCTCTTCTGGAAATTACAGGAGGCTCTACATAGAGGATCTGTGCGACATTGCTCTTTCGCAAGGCACAAGAGGCGGCATAGATCAACAGCAGATACAAGCTATGTTGCTGAACATATGGTCTAATCAGAATCTGTCAGGTTCACTCTGGATAAAATGTCGACGACTGAGATTCTACAAAGAAGACATGGCTTTTGAGACTCGAGACAGCTCCGAGATGCGTTTGCTCAAAACTTTCACTTATGACAAGAACAAGGTGAGAACAGAGCTGATAACAAAGGAGGACAAGTATGTTCACTGGGTCACACACTGGCAGCCTTATTCAGCTAATTATGTTGAAACGCATAAAGATGTGCACCATGTGCTGGATATTAAGACTGATGAGCTCCAGGTGAAGTTACAGGTTGTCAAGGGCTACCTGACTCTAGCAACACTCTCAGGCCACCTCATAGCTCCACTATGCAGCTCACCTCTAGAGGAAGTCTCAATGATAAATCTGTCTGGATCTCAGCTGGCCTCGATAGAGCTTCTTGAGCTTTTGGGTATGGGAAAAGAGGAAGCTGTGTTCAGGCCACCCACCATCAGCTGGAGAGTGAACGATTCTGTGCAAAGAGTTGTGACTGTGCCAGGTAGAAGCGAGAAAATGGCAGATGCTGACATTGATGACAAGGAAACCTTGGAGTTGCTCAGAGGGTACGACAGCAGAGTGGATGAACTCAAGGATATCTTTGCTCTGATGTTTGAGACCAGTGATGACGATGATGATGATGACTCTGAGGGCACTGATGATTCTGAATCCAATGACAGCAATGGAGATCAGGACACTTCCAATTCTTCCGAAACAAGTTCTGATTCTAACGTTGAAAGCAGCTCACATGAGGAGGATGACCCTGTCCAACCTGCCACTCAAGAAGTTCCAGAGATGAAGATAACAGTGACAGATGAATTCTTGGACTACTTGCCTGCATTCTCTGAGGAGCCTGTCACTGATGTACCTGGGGTGATTGTCATGGATGAGGTGACCAGGAGGTTTGTGCGAACAGCATCTATCCGTGTCGACAGGAATCTTGTTCCACCGGAGTATAAGGGCAGGTGGGTTGGTTGGAGGATACCTGTGCCATTCAAGTGGACTGGTCCAAGTTATCGGGAGAGAGATGGTGTGCTCCCACTGGACAGACTTGTCAGAGACATACAAGAAAGGTTTCCGAGTAACTCATCTTGGATCAGGACGGTTCTTAGAGGTTTTGTGCTATCAAACCCTCTGTTCCGAACGTTGTACAATGAGCTTTTGGAGTTGCGTAGAGCAAAAGAAAACACGACTCCTCTCTCAATGGATGACGATTGGTATTAATTTCATTCCAAGTTCTCTCGTTTGATCAGT